TTGCTCTTCCTGCTTTTGACAAAAGGTTACCACCAGCATACGAAATACCAGCAAGTCCAGCAGCAGGTAGATCAAGCAACAATTTGCCAATCCCAGAGGAATTAGCAACATCACCACCAGACAAAGCCTCTTGCGCTCCACGAGTAAATGCATCACCAACACTTTCATCGGCATTTCCGATAGAAAGAGATACCTTCCTTTTAAGTTCTTCTTCTGATGGGACGTATCCACCAGTCTCAAGATCAAATGCCATCTCTATTCTCCTTAACCCTTGATATTCGTGTTATTGCTCACCATTGAAAGCGAGTTCTGCGCTCCAGCCCATGCTGCTGCAAGCTGAGAGGCAAGACGGGCTGATGCGAAAGCCATGTCAGAGTTCCTTGTCGCCCTCAGATTGAATGAATCAACATCCTTGCTTGCAAGCTTGAAATCCATTTCCTTATTGAATATACGCGCATTCTGTTTCAAGCGCTCAACCTCCACAAGCGATGAGTAATACCTTGAAGTGGCATCCCACAGCCCCTGCTTAGCACTCACAACAGCCTTTGCATTATCCCCCGCAAGAGCGCTCAACCTCATGTAATCACCAATGTATCTGAGGACGGAATCCCATATCTGCAAGCGAAGCTGAACAGCCTTCTCAACCGCAAACTTGATGTTCTCGATCTCTATTTCCGCCTGCTTTATCATAACCTCACGGTTGACAACCGCAACCCTGTCGGAAACGGCAGACTGAACGGAGAGAAGCCGCTCCGCAAGAACCCCGGAGGGCAGATCAAACCCACGGGAAAGGAACGAATTCAAGGCTTCATCCTCCATCCTCTTACCTTCAATTGCCTCCCTATCCCTTGCCCTCTGCCAGATCGCCTCCTCAACGTTTGCAGGCATTCCAGTCCCGCCATTCTCAATGGTGTTGCAGATCCACTCCTCGGCTTTGGGGAGGCACACATTGAAATTGGGGAACCATGTGTTTATCAGGTCAGGAAGAAGGCTTGACATCTTCCCCTCCAAATCACCAAGGACATTCCCATACTCAGCCTTGAACTCAGCAGAAAGATCGGTATCAGGGTTGAACTGCTGGATCTGGACATTGGGATCATCCAAATCAGTGATGTTTGGCATGGTGGCATAACTCATGGACGCAGCTATTGCCTGCTGCGTGTATGATGCGGCCTGACTCTGCAAATTGGTCGCCTGACCTATTGCGGTATTGAGATTGGTGGTAACAACTGTTTCGGCTGCCATTGTCGCTTCTCCGTCAAGTTATCGCATCATATCAGATTCTTCGGCTAAGAACCATAGGGATGATCCTAAGGTTGGCAACATCGAAGTCCGACCCATCAACGTTTGCAAGCTCGAATTGCCAAAGCGCGCTCTTGACACCCTTCCCAACCTTCACACGGCTGGCCCCAAGCCTCTCATTTTCATTAGTCATACGGTATGAATACATCTGACCGTCATCACCAACAAGCCTGAACTCCATGGGACCGTCATTCCTTATCACGGCATATGCATTGGAAATCCTTGTTTGAAAGCCATTCCCAAGATCTATCAGGCCGGTTGACAGGTAAGCCGATATCTTCTCCCCCTCATCGTCGGACCCATCCAGCACATAGAGACCGTCCCTGCCACAGCCCCAGAACTTCCCGTCAAACTTGGCAAAGGAGTTGAAATTGTAGCCGTCGTAACGGGAATGGGCCCCCGTGTTGGAGTTGATACTGAAAGCCTCGTAAACGTTACCAGATATGATGAAGGAAGTCCCACCAAGCATTGACTCCATTACGTTTATGTTAAAGATGGCTGTTGCGCTGGCGGAATCTATCATCCCACCCGTCTCCGATACGGACTCAACAACAAGAAGAGCCATCGCCCCCGTATCTGAAAATGCACCACTTTCAACTATGGAGTTTGATATTGTGGCATTGGCAACCACCACATCGCTTCCTGCAAACGATTCCGTGGATGACTCGATGATAAGGGCGATCAAAGAGGACGGATCGGCAATATCGAAGCCTTCCGTAACCTCCTTCGGGAAGGTGAATGCGGGCTCTGCCGTTGTTACGGCCATGCTTTCTGTGGCGGATTCAGCGTATGTAGCCATTTATGGTCCCCTTTTTCGCATTATAACCTGTTTTTCACGACACTCCAACCCATGACACACGGGAACCGCATTCAATGAGTGGTTCGGCATCTGCGGACATTCTTATCATGTCTTCTCCGGATGTCCCATTTGGCTTTGAAGAGAAGTAGAATGATCCCTTCATGTAGCTTTGGGAGGAATAGAGATACATGTAAAGCTGAAGTGCCTCTGTCGGATGAAGGGCATACATCTCATCAATATCCGTTCCTGTGTATCCTGTGTCAACCTTACCTGTCTGATCCGATAGGAAGTAGAACCTGCGCGTTATTGATGATCCCGCCCCGGATACGGTTGTGGTCTCTGAAGTTCCTGCAAGCGAAAGATCTCCTATGTATGCAGGGGCAATTATCACATCAAGCTCGTTTGCCAAAGCCTGATATGTTCCACCTGGCGGTGGGATTATCTCTGTTGATGAGAAATAGATTCCTCCACCACTGAATGCCCAGTTTCCAAACCTTGTTCCAAGATATGTTGTCACGGGAAAACCAACAGACTTTGAAACGACCTCTGAATTAAGGCTTGAAACACTGAATAGCGCCGGAGCAGGGTCTCCTGGAAGGGTAAGGACGGGACCGCTTACAGTCGTATAGTAGTTGGCCATGTTGGAACCGAATTGCGAAAGACCACCATTAAAACTAAGTCCATTCAATGATGTAACCCTATGGGTCTTAGCCGAATATGAATGCGACTCAACATCGGAAAAGAAAATTGCCGAACGATCACGTGGTGACACCGCAACAGCACCACTCTTGTATATTGAGCTTCCCGTTGTGGTAGTCCTTGTGTTGTATCCTGCGGCATCGGTGTATCCCTCAAATCCACTATCAGGAGATACTGTGGCATGGGTGAATGCCATTCTCGCATTGAGTGTCGGACCGCCAAGAGACATTGTTGCCGTAACAACAGATGTTGAAGTGTAATTCTGTTCAAAAAGTCCATGCTCAGGAATATCAAATCCATAAACCGCTTGTGGGGCCGGAGTCCCTATGTCGGTATAGGATACAAGAGACTCTGAATAGAGAGGAAAAAAGAAACCATTTCCAGCAACAGGATACTGGACATAAGATTCAACAGGAGTCCCATTCCTGTCATGTTTTGGTGCTTTTGGCCCCCTAGACTCTATGCTTGAAGAGGGGACAACCACACTGTCCGGAAAGAATGTTGTTGCGGAAGATCCCGATATCACATACCTTACTACCTTCTCTGAATCACCGTCATACCAAACGTGAATGGGGGCGCTTGACGATGTTATCGGGGCGGCAAGAGGATCGTCCGGCTTCATTGTAAACGTCTTCATCTCTGACGTGTTTGACTCGCTTGGAACGTGGAATTTTGATGAAAGTCCTGGCGAATACAGCAAATCGTCATCAACAAGCTGTATTGATGCTGATTCAGGTTTTCCAGTCTCACTGCTTATGGTTATGGATATCTTGTATCTCTTTGCCCTCTTGTAATCACCATCCACCCCCCAGCATGTGTTCTGAGCCTCATTCCCGGTTGAATTGAAGCACCATCCGCAATCCTCATAGAACGGCTGATTTGAATAGAAGTCATTCAATGCTGTTGATGAAAGAAGCCTGATAACAGTCCCAGACTCAAGAGCCGCCTGAAACGCATCCCCTGTTGGGAATCCATCCCCAGTTGGAACATACCCAAGCTCATCATAAACAAGATCAGTTGACGTGTCAGACCCCACGGAATAATCAACAGTGTCTATCTGCGTTGCTATCACCCCGATGCCATTCGCTATCCTGATAACCCAATCGCTCCCGTTTGAGTCGGTAAGTATCCCATCCGTCTTGTAAAACCCCCAACGGTATTCAAGCTGGTAATCAACCTTTCCGAGCAGGGCCTGAACAACCTTGCGCATCTTACCACTGTAAAGTGATGGCTGGACGGTCCCTGACTGTCCTATGATTATGTTTGAGTTTCTTGTTGCGAAAACATCTATGTCAGCAGGAGTCCTCTCGGCCAGATCCTCCTCATATCTAAACTCCCTTGACTCAAGCTCCTCAAAAACAGCCTGATCACTGGAAGGATAGAAGGCATTAAGCTTGGATTTGACACCCTCGCCAGCCTCTGTGACGATGTTTCCAACCTCATTGACAAGTATGATGTTGCCACCACTTACAAGCCCATGGAGAAACTCAGCATCCCCGCCGGAACCCTTGATGTATATCTTGGAGTGCCCACCCATGATCTTGCACATGATGAGAGTATCCATGACCATGAATGATTTGGTCATATAGGAACCCTCGCCAAACTGTTGCAGCATCATGATGATCTGCTGTTTGGCGAACCCCACGTATTTGATGGCTGCTTCCAGATTCCCATCCAGAAGCACCACGCACCCATCCCTATCGGTGAAGGAGTGTTTCATGCATCACCCTCCCAGGATCGTGACAAACCCCTATCAGGAGCTGGTAACGTTGATAGTATAGGTAATCTGCACAACGTCATTGTCAACAACAGCCCTTGGAGCTGCGAAGCGGGAAGCCGACATCAGCGTTCCGGTAGTTGCCGACTTGGTGGAAACGGATGACAGAGACACACCATATAGGGTCTTGGAGGCGTTCATCGTGAACACAGCCACGTTTCCAACGTTGCTCAGGGATCCAGCCGAAGGAGCCGTCTCAACAAATGCAACCCTTGCGGCCTCGTCATACGCCGTGCATTCCGTTGAGGAAGCCGGGAACGTTGCGGCAGTGTCTCCGGCAACCGGGGTATAGTTACCCTCGAACGGGCACAGATACCAGGTTGTTATCTGGGCTGCGGCGTGGTAAGTGACATCAAGGATGTGGTTGCGCCCCTCTGTCACTATGATGTTGTCTATGTTCTCGGACCAAGCAAGCTTTCCATCACGGAAGCACTCGACCAGGTAAGAGCCTTTTGCCTTGAAAGATTCCATTTTTCATTCTCCAAATAGTTATTTGAATATAACAGGAAAAGACACGATCATCAATCCCTCTTGCCCCTTATGACCACAATCTCGGCAACATCAGAACTATGCGCTCAATGCCATTCTCCCGAAAAAGCATGCTGGCACCGCTTGCATCCGTGTAGTCAAGGGCCACCCTGTCAACGGATATGTTCTTGGCCTGCCCTCCGTTTCCTGCAACAACCATGCCGAACCTTGACATCCATCCAACCTGCTTTTCCTTCTCATTCTCAAAGGAGCTGTGCTTCACCGCCCCATATGGGAAAACCACTGCCTGAGACCACTCATCAGGTGACCCCCCGGAAACGAAATACGTCCTGTCGGAACACACGTAAAACCCATCCTCAACAGAAACAACAACCGATATATCCTCAGGAAACACTAGGAAGTTCTTCCTCACGTCAACAATACCAAGGGCCATCGGCTCCGAGAACCACAGGACATTCCCATCCGCACCAAGGATCCTCCCCCTCCAATATGACAGGATGGGGCACGGGTGGAACTTGGCAAGTCCCTCCGTCTTCAACTCCATTCCCTTTGTGGTTGACTTGTTTATCACATATGATGTGGTTCCAACAGGAAGGTCAACTGCCTTGTAGAGCTGTATGGAATTTGCCTCACTCACAAACACCCTTATGTGCGTGATCTCTGCGGAAATTGGCTGAGCGATTCCCGATAATGATATTGATCCGTTATCACCAACAACAACGCTTTCAGCATATTTTGCCGCCGACTGCTCACCACGGGATGACACGAAGCACAGGGCTACCTTGTATTCTCCCGGGAAGAGGGTTCCGGAGCCTGCCGTTAGGACTGGGTTGGATCCTGGCACCTCCACCCCGAAATCACGGTTTCCAGCATCAGTTATGCGCCCGTTCATTGTTGTCCCGGACCAGTAGTATGATCCGTTTGCATATGCGAATGATACCTTCTCACCAATCTGCAAACCTGTTTCAAGCACATCCGTGGTGTATGTTCCTGCGTTGTTGACAACCTCCTTCAAGCTCCCATCATCAACAAAGAACATTCTTCCGGCCTTGGAATACAGTGAACCGCATATCCCACCTGAAATCTCCTTGGTGAATCCACTGCGCCTGCGAACTGATCCAGCATCATCTATGTCAACGTTGACAGCGTCAAGCAGGGCGGAACCGGGGATGATCTTTCCTGGAACGGTGTTTACAATACCGTCCTTCCACTTTCCAAGCTCAACCGTCAGATCGGCCGACTCGACATTCACAGGCATCAGAATCTCCCGTCGTTGAACTCGCCACCGGTGGACATCTGCCATTCCTCTTCAAGGGCCGAGGCAAAAGGCTTCTTGCCGAACTCAGCCTCAAACAGGGAAAGGTTCTTTGCTGAAAGACTCTCCTCATTGACCTCAACATCCTTCTTTGAATAAGCCCTGTATAGCACCCAGTATATGAGGGACCTATGGTATCTCCCAGACACCTCTGGACAATCATTTGGATTCACCATCTCTGAGAGAGGTTCCCTAACGACAGAAAGATGGAGATCCTGATCCTCCGTGGGTATCGGGAAGAGCCTGATCACCCTTGAGTCCATCCCCACGATGTAATTGGTGACGAACCCCTCACGGTCCTCCCAGAGAGGGTCCTGCCTGTCTGCAAGTTCAAACTTCACAGGAGTTAGGATGGTCCCATTCAGGGAGCTCTTAACCCTTCTTATGGATATAACCCTGTCATCAATGTCATAAAACGGCTCGCCGGAAGTGACGGAAATCAGGCAAACCTCATCAGTTCGTGAATCCTTGATAAGCCTTGCCCTCTGGCACGCCTCCCGCTCAGCCTCATTGAAGTATATCCTCAACTCGTCATTTGACCATGTGGGTGGGATCTCATTGTTGTCTGCAATGGCATTGAATTCAGCGATAAGTTGACCAAGATTCATTGGAACATCCCCCTTTTCAACACATTAACACTTTTCACTTCCTTTTGGAAGGACGTCCACGGCCAATAACATCAGACAATGTCTTTTGTTCAGCCTTCTTCTCCACTTTTTCCTCTTCCTTTGGCTGTTCCACGACCTCCAACACCTCATCATTGACAACTGGACCCGTTATAACCTCTTCCGGAACACCAATCACATCACCGGAATCAGGATTTATCATCTTCTTCCCATGATTGAAGAACTTCCCATCCTGGGTGTATCTGTATTTCAGGGTTGCCGAATAAACCGTATCAAAATCCCTGCTTTCGTCAAGAAACTCCATCATATTCTCCTTTTTATTGGTCATGCAAGATTGTATCAAAAGAAAGCGGGAGCGCAAAGCCCCCGCCTTTTCATACAACAACCAAATCACATGCGGTTTTTGAAGAGATCCATCTTCTCATGCTTGATTGGCTCACCTTTGGTATACCCATCGGAAAAACCACCGGAAGAAACTCCGTAGCTGTCCTCAACACCCTTCGTTGCCCCGACGTCCTTGGCTTTTCCGCCATCAACGTAGTCGGCATGACTCCTATCGCACTCTTTTTTGTCCATTTGGACCTCCTTATGACCAGTCGATGTGAACAAGAATGTCACACGCACCTGCCGTAGCACCACCACCAGAACCAACCACAACAGCCGTATCGGCCGGAATGAAATCGGTAACGCCACGGGACATGGTGTTGTTAAGCGCATTTGCGGCGCTTACCGGAACAGTCAGTGAACCATACGCATCGGCATCACCGGCAGAACCGACGATCACGCTTGACGAAGCGACGGTAACACCAGTCGTAACGACAGTTGCAACCGACACGAGACGGCCAGTAAGACCCTTGGGGCCAACGATACGCGCCAACTCGGCAGCGGCAATGACGCTTTGCGCCGGGAAACGGTAAACAGAAGAAATCGGATTGCTGTAGCTCATTTGTATCTCCTTTTCAATTCATCATGGTTGGGAGGGGCTTCCCCCTCCCGTTTTCCCTGCAAATTAAGCAGCGCTATCCCATTTTATGACACGAGCCTGAGCAGCGGCGGGGTGCATGAGACCGAATCCACCGTTGTAATACCAGGCAAATCCCTTGTCACGACCGTAGTCACCAGGAATCTTACCACGGATTTCCTCAGGAACCACAACAGCCTCGATCACAGTGTCCTCACCCATGAAGAAGATTCCGTCCGACTTGCCGTTAGCCCAAGCTTCTGAGGAAACGTTGGTCTGCTTGACGAAACGAACACCGTCAAACCTTCCGATTTCGCCGTTCAGTATCCTGCCCATTCCGGACTCGGTATACTGATGAACACCTTCCAACTCCTCCTTCAGACCGGCAAAGGAGCTCGGACGGCCAACAGCAACATAGTCATCAGCCATGTAGGCAGGGATGTCCCGCTCTTCCATGATTGTGACGATCTTGCGAACGTGGGCCTTTTTCAGGGCGATGTCGTTGGTGATGGCGGTGGCACCGTTCGTGCTGAGGGTGACATCGGTTGCGGAGTTTCCACCCGTCGGGGCAACACGCAGTGGAGTTGCATCGAACTGTGCGTAAGCGGCCTTATCAAGAGTCTTGGCAGCATCGCGCCTGAGTTCAGTCTTGATCATGCCCTTGATATCCTGCTCGGACAGATCTTCCAGCTTGCCGGTGTAAGGAACTTCCAAGCCATACTCGGTAACAGTCAGAGAGTGGTTGGAGATCGTCACGTTGGTTTGCGGGATGGCAACACCTTCCGTCAATGCAGCGCCGGGAGTTGCAACACCGGATGTGGAGTTCCACATGAAGGTGTTTCCACGGTTCTTTCCACCCATGGTCGCATCACGGGCATCGCACAGCTGGCGAAACTTCAACGATGGCTGAAGCGATTCACGTAAAAACTTCGACAACTTGGGAGCGGCGGTGTATCCACCAAGGTTTTGTGTTCCAAAATTCTGACCAGCCATTTCTTTTCTCCTTTGAGATTAATTAAAAATCAAAACCACGAGCCTTACGCATTGCGTTGATGATATCCAACGCGCTTTCTTCCTCATCCTCATCCGACTTCTGTCTCACGGAACGTGTTGATGCCTTTCCCTGAACGTCCATCTTCGATGCCTCACGCTTCTTTTCCTCACGCCTACCCATCTCATCCCTGTTTACATCAAGTTTCTTCTCGGACTCAGGACCCTTGAATCTTGCGGTCCATGCGTTAACCTCGGAAACCGCCTCCTTTACAGCATCATAAGGATTCATACCACGTGAAGCTGCGGCATTGACCTTTTCGCGCCATGCGGAAGCAAGAATGGGATCGTTAAACAGATCGGAATTGGAATCAACGGCAGACTTCACCGCAGCATCCCATTGCATCTGCATTTGAATCTCTGGAGCAGCTTCGAGAGCCTTCCTTTTCGCGCGTTCCTCAAGTTCAGGTAGCATTATCGCAATGCGCCTCTCGAGTTCCGCCTGAATTTTCTCTCCGGCAGCGGATTCAAACAATGCCGCAGATTTCTCATCGTCTCCTTCGAGGATGGCAATTGCGGCAGCCTTGAAAGCGTCCTTTGACCTGGATGGCTTGTTGTCTTCGATCACCTTCTGATCTTTGACCGGCTGTTTCAATTGTTGCACCATTTGACGTTCCATGTCAAGCAGTTGGCGCTCCCTTTCCATCAATTCGCGCTCTTTCCTTGTCGCCTCCTGCAATCTCGCGTCTCCGGACTCACCCTTCTGGAAGTTCCTGACCAGCTCATCAAGTGTCACATCACGCTCAACACCACTTATCTTGGTCTTCAACTTCTTGGAAAAAGAGTCGCTGGAAAGGAAATCATCAGCCGAAATCTCAGCTGCTCCGCCCTTTTCGTCATCAGCCACCACATCTTTTGACGGTGATTCATCCAAAACTTCCGTTTCAGGCAATGATTCCTCAAAATCATCATCATCGTCGTCCTTAGGCTTTTCACCATCAATCTGGGAACGGGCCCAATCGTCCATCTCTGACAATTCCGCATTGCGTGATGCAACCAGGTTTTCAAACACATCCTTGTTGCTGTCATGATCCCTATTTGAACTTTTGCGTGCCATTTTTCATCTCCTTTTTGTTGTTGTAAACCTTAAAAACCATCTTTTTCCTCTGAATCAATGCGCTCAAGCTCGTCAACCGCATTCTTTCCATCCATCAAGGCTCCGAAAACCCATCCTTCGAACCTTTCCATGGCCCAAATCCTCAATTGAAGATCCTGAATCTTCTTTCCGTCATACGGATCACACTCCTTGAGTGAGCACAACGACTCAAAAACCTCGTTTTTAGCCCTTTCAAGCAGGAATCTGCCGAAGTCAGACCTCAAAAACACCTCGGCATCCATTCCATTCCTTGCCTCATCGATAAGACGCGCCTTCTCCATCTTCATGTCATCACCTTTCTTGTTATTTTGGTTGAAAATCAGTCCCTATCGCTCATTCCTGTAACACCACCCCTGATACCGACGTTGAAGTTGTTCTGCCCGGTGTTTGGCTCCAACGGATCATTGTTCTGATCAACATCCTGATGCATCACAGCCTGCCTACGGGCCGCAACCATGTCGATGTTTGGATCAATACCAACCTGTTCAGGCTTGTAACCGGCAGCCTTGAGGATGGCATCACCAACAGGGGCAATCGCCGGAGTCATGGCAACAGCCTCACCTGCCTGCATCGCTCCGAAACTTGACTCAACGTTCGTCTTGACGGCCTGGGCACGCTTCAACATGGCTTCGGCAGCCTCCAGCTCATCACTCTTGCGCTTCATCAGCTTCATCTGCATTTCCTGAATCTGGGCTTTGAGTGCCTCCTTCTCCGGATCGACCTGAGCCTCCTTGGGTTTGAAGAACCTCGCCCCATCCTTGAGCCCAAGCTTGCCGAACACCTCCTTGACAACCTCCTCCTGATCCAGATTGTTTGATATCCCAGGAATGGTCTGCTCAAGGGCCCTAAGAGCCATCATGAACTTCTCAAGCTGTGTGGACGGGTTTGTCGCCCCAAGACCAACGGAAACGGTAAGAACCACATCCTGCATGAGGAATTCGTCATCAATGCTGTTAACACCGAACTCCTTGATAAGTCCGGCACGGTCACCTGCGATGGTCATTATCTCCACATCAGACTCGTAATGCCTTTCAAGCATCAGGAGCTGCCTGAGGACAGGTTCAACCCATGTCTCCGAGAAGATCCTGATCAGATACTCGGAAACCTGGTTAGCAGACTGGGAAAGCATCGACATTCCACCAACAGTCTCATTCAAAGACCTGTTTGCCTGGACCGATGCCGAGTTGAAACCACCCACTATGTCATCAAACATGATGTTGAGGTGTTCCGCTTCCTTGTATGACGATGATGTCACATCAGGGGTTGGAACGATCTTCACATCCGTCTCTGGATTATCAAGGAGTGTTATCGATCCCGCAGCGTTCATCTTTACAGAATCGAAGTCAACCCGCTGGTTCCTCTTGATAAAATACCTCTTATCCAAAACCAGCCTCACATTGTCCATACGCTGGTTGATAAGATCGTTGATCTCCCTCTGGATATCACGGGAAATCTCAGGAAGGCCGCTCGGGAAATTCCTGTGGGCCTCTATCATGGAGTATCCTATCACATATGGCCTGTTGCCATGCAGATACACCTTCTCGATGGGAACCGGATTCGTCAGAAGGGCATTTGTTCCAACAGTGTGGAAAACATAGTCCTTACCCTCGACCCTTATGTGGTTCACATGGACCCAAACTATGTCGTATTCGCTTATGGAGCTAGTCCTCTCCTTGGGATCCTCCCTCTTACCCTCACGGGCCCTTCTCACCGAGTCCGAACCGTTCTGACGGCTGGAGGATCTGAGGATGTCATCAGGAACATCTATCCAACCACTGTTCCTGATCTTCTCACGGATCTCGGAGACATACATGGGCATCAGTTCGATGAAATACGGGCTGGTATTGACAGGATCCATCCAGTTTGCGGAAGGGTCGAACCTGATGTTCTCAGGCTCTATCAGGACGATCTCAGGCTTCTGCTTCTCGTGGTTCCACGTCTGCTTTGAAACGCACATCCCGTATATCTTGGCATCCTGGTGGGCTCCGTTTAGGGTTAGGAACCATGGTATGGACTTGGGACCGGATGTGGTGAGGCGAAGATTGATCTTCTCCTTGAAGTATGCGGCTGCCGCGCGCTGAAGATCCCTTGACTCATTTACGGCACCAATGGCAACAACATCATTCGTTGAGAAGAATGCTGCGGCACCGGCCGCCTCATGTTTCTGAATTGCCGCCCGTGTCTTCGGATTGAAGTATGAGCTCTTGAACTTTGCCTGACGGAGTTCGTATTTGGGATCCTCATGCCTGCCACGATACTGCTTGACGTTCTTCTCGTATACGGGAGCTACGTTAGTCACGAAATAGTCGTTTGAGTTGGAAAATGCATCCCTGGCCAATTGGAGGAAATCAACCTCCAAAACCTCATCCTCATCATCCTCTCCAAGGCCTGAAACAAGGTCTTCTAGCATGTCGTCGTCAATCTCTCCGAGAAGGGATTGTGGATACATTCCAAAACCGTTGGCAATCCCGTTGTTTTCCATTTTCACATCCCGCCAATGTCAATTTTATTCCCATGGATGTCGACTATCCTTGGCCCCTTGCTGTTGTTGGCAAGACTTGAAGCATCGAAAACCTTCATTCCGCCAACAGTCCTGATGGCATCAACCTGAGCCTCGTCCATCCTTCCGCGCCTAACCCTGAACCTTTCAAGTATCTCACCACCCGCAACCTTCACAATATCCCAACCCGCAGTCGCATACAGATCCTTCATGTTTATCATGTATCCATACTGTGTGGAAAGGTTAAGACAGCGCACATCAACCATTCCAATCTCGGAATTAACACCAACAGCCCAAGGATATCCAGGATAATATGATTCGAGCATGTCCCCGATCCTCTTGGCAAGACACATGTCAAGAGCATCCTCCTCATCCGCCATTATGACACTTCCATCCACAACCGAAATTGAGCTCATATGGTTCTCCTTCTGTTATTGTTTATCACGGAGCCATCAACCGTCCTGCCCTTTGCGTATCCCCTCATCCTTTTTGCCTCAAGATCGTATGGAAGCGGAGCATTGTGCCCGGGGGAGTCCTTCTCACGCAGGAAGCCGGGAACATACCCCTCAACATCCCTCATCGTGTCGTGGCCGCCCCTTTCGCATTGGCAGTCCTCCTCCACAGATCCGCACATCACACACCGCATTCCCATTGTCAATCCCTCGGTATCATAAGTGAGTCATTGTTTATCAGGGATTCGTCACCCTCGCTCAAAAGAGCCATTTTTATTGATCCTGGAAGCCTCACAAACTCCTTTGCAGTATACTCCATCCTGATCCAGGTTGGCAAGTCCGGAAACTTCTCCTCAAGCTCCAACTGGTAATAATCCTTCTCAACAAGCGACTCAAGGGCTGTGGAGTCGGATGCACCAGCCGCCTTGTCAGCCGCAAGATCGAATATGGAGGAGACAACCTTGGCCGGTCTCCCACGTTTTCTCTTCTCTGTCATCAGAGCACCCTAAGCTGTTCTTTTTCGGAATACGGGTCCCTCTTACCCATGACCACGACATCAGGGCCATTCGGATTGGAGAACACGTATGCAACCGGAAGCTCACTCTCAAATCCAGGATCGACCGAAAGGATCATCGACCTGAGATCGACCTCCCTTGTTATGACCTTTTGCGTTCCGTTCTTCCCAAGGCCCAGCCTATCGTGATTTCTCATTGTGATTCTCCCTATCGATTGGAAAAGGATACGCCAAAATTGAATGATTGGCAAATCCGGACTCGGTATTGGACGGACATAGGCAAACTGAACACATCTGATGGTAGCGATAGTCAAAAACTATCAGATCAGGAAAACCATTTATCGGAAACAACTTGACAAGAAAAACCAGACCAATATAATACCTTTAAGACCTTAGGGTCTTCGACCCCACTAGCTACTGCGTAGCAATAAGCTTCTCAAAAAGATGCCTTTCGGAAACAACGGGTTTTGTAGGGAACTGGAAATAGAGAGGTCAGAAGACTTCAACAACAAGGGCCAAAAGGCCCTTTTGTTCTATTCCGGTAAACCATGTTGTATCAGGAAAACCATTCATCGGAAACAGCTTGACAGAAAAGACAAGAACATTAAAATACCTTTAAGAAGAACTGACGTTCTTCGAAACCCGCGCTAAGAAGCTACGCTTCTCCGAAAGGATGCAGTTCGATAACAACAAGGCCTTTAAGGCCTTTTGTCTTTTGCATCACTCATCAACTATGTCTGGATATAGCGACCCGCCATTGATGATCATCGGTGGTCTTGGCTCCATGTCGTAGATCCGTGAGACGGCATCGACCAGATCGTCCTTGCCTCCCGCATAAGGAACTGTCTTGGCCTGCATTATGAAGTCATTGCACAGGTCATATGTGTGCCCATCCTCGTTCACCCTTGATATCGGACGGCACGAGAAATCAGGGAATGACTGCATCATCTTGGTCGGCCCCTTGAAGTCACGTATGGTTATGGTGTCCTGCCCCTTCTTCTCAAAGCTCCAATAGAACAGGTGTCCACCCTTCCTGATCACGCAAGGGAGGAATATCCTCGAATTCCTGAAATCAGGTTCCAGCCTTCCCATCCTGTCTATCTTTGCCCCCTGGGAGCTCTTTGGCCATGCCAACTCCCTTATCTCGAAGTATGACCCGGATCTCTCCATCTCCAACTTGAAGTGCTCGATATCCGACTGTGCCCCGTATTTCTCGTATCCCACGTAACACCCCTGGACACCGATCTGCTGCGACCAGTAGCTGTGCAGTCCCTTTAGTTTTGTCCACTTCTCCGCCAGTCCCATCCTGTGGTGGTAACCATCAAGGAGAAACTTGTTCATGCGGGAGTCCACCCCGATCACAACCATGGCAGTCTTATCCGATCCCTGTTTAAGTGATGATGCAGGATCGCACAGGATGTAGATGTTCAGTGTTTTTGGGCGTATCTCGTAAGTCCCTATCATGGACACATCGAACATCGCCTGGGATCCTGAAAGTGGGTTTTGAAGCATCTGGCACGCCAGTGACGTTGTTGTCTGGTTTCTCTTGATCTCCTCCCAATACTCCGGTGACAACAGGACCGGCTTCCCATCCCTTGTCCCATCATCCGTGGCAGGGTATATCCTCACCTTCACCTGGTTCTTCTCGATCATGTTCTGGTAGGTGTCACCGAACGAATACCTCGTCCCGATATACCACACACGCCCACCCTCCATCCCAAGGTTCTGTGAGAGCGCCAGCATCTCGGTCGTCTTCTCAACCTGTTCCGGAGTTGTAACCGATTCCGCCGTCACAAGGTCATCATAAACCCTCAGGAGGAAGTGCGCACCCGTAGGCTGTCCGTCTATAACGCCCCACCCCTCAACCGTGGCCTCCTTGGGGTTTGACCTCCTCCTTACGGTGATCCCGGAGTCTATGGTCCACTTTGGTGACTCCTTGGCTGGATTTGCATAGAGTATGTCCGGGAACACATCCTTCAATATCTGCTTGTCCTCAAATGCCTGCTTGATCTGCCTGAGGAACTTCCTGGCTGCGTTCTTCGTGAACGAGAATATCCCTATGGTCGTCTCCGGATTCCTGAGAACCTCCTGGATTATCCCAGCATACGTTATTATACTAGATTTGTAGTGGAACCTCGCCCATAGGTCAAGGAACCCATCCGGATCCTTCTCAACCTCCCTCGTCCTTTCGAACAACCAAGGTTTTAGCATGTCCTGTCTTCCAAGGATCATCACTTGCAGGAAGAACCGGTCCACCAGGCACATGTTCCTGACGAAGTCAGCCATCAGCCCCTTGGAGGCGAATTCATTCTCCAACTCCTCCCAAAGATCAAGCGTCTCCTCGTATGACAATCCCTTCAATGCAGCTGCTATGGCTTCCGTCTCATCCTGCCATATCACCTTTGTAAATCCGTCATTATCCGTGTAAACCTTCATGTCAACCCCTTTTGTTGTTATTCCTTGGCGTCCTTCAGGCCCTTCCTCTTCAACCTGTCCGCAATCCCTATGATGTTCATCTTCACCTCACGGGATTCTATCTCAACCGGAGCACCCTGCTTCCCTGATATCTCCACCGAATCCTTCTGCATCCCGGTAACCTTTGCTATCTGATCCAATGCCTTCAATGCGGTGTTCGCATCATAGGTGTAGTATCCGGTGGGGACGCCGGTATCGTTTATCACAGGTATCTCCTGCAACGACCTGTTCGCTATCGTAACCAGCTTGTCCAGGACCCAATCCCTCGAAAGCCCCGCAAGCCGTCTCTCCCTCGGCATCAATGCCTTGACCGCATCCCTGATCTTTGGAAGTTTCAGCATCTCAGAGGCGGCCTTGGCAGCATTCGCCTTGGAGTATCCGGCAGCAATGGCCGACTGTCTCCCCTTCAGCGTCTTGGCGTATTCCACGCAGAACTCGAACTGCCTCTTGGTCAGGTCCTTCTCCAAATCCGTCAGGCTGGGATCGTCCAAACGGGCGAAATCCCCAGGGGAGGTCCTGTTGACGTCAAACCCATGGTCGGACGAGTCCTGTTCGGCATCCAATTCGACGATCTCACCATCTATGGCAGCGGAAAGAACCTCATTGGAATCGTCCAATGCCTCAACATACTCCTCGGCTACCTCCTTCACATCCTCAATGCCGGTCCCGTTCCTTCTCAGGGCCTGTCTTATCTTGAACTCCGATGGCATTCCATCCTTGGCCATGGCTATCTCCTTGTGTTTGTTGTTGTTGATGCAAATGCATACTATCGGAAAAATCACGGTGATGCAAATGCAATGCAAGTGCATATGGTTTGCATATGCAAAAACAATGCAAACAAAATGATTTGAAATTTTACTCTTTTGGGAAAAAATTTTGGGGGCTACGGACCATCTTTTTGATTTCTGCACTTTTCAAACAAGGTCGGTCCAAAACCAGGAGGTAAATCCGTATGGGTTAAATTGTTGGGAGGTGCCCATGGG